CATTAAATGCAGATGCAAAGATAGGAGTAACATGGGAACAAACACATTGACTAAGACAAAACCTTTTGATAGGTATTTATATAATAAAACAGATGGTAAAGGTAAAAGAAAAATTATAGAATTCTTACGTAGTAAGAATCATATAGTAAAAGAAAATAAAGAAAATTATAAATGTGATGTGAAAAGTGTGTCTAGTCAGGGTGTTATTACATTTAGTGAAGTAGAACTTAAGCTTTCTTGGCAGGGTGAATGGCCTAAGTCTTGGACAGACATAAGAATACCTTATCGTAAGAAGAAACTTCTTGATGAAATTGAAAGTGAACTAACATTCTATGTACTTAGAAATGATTGTAAAGAAATGTGGGTAATTCCTGATTATATAGTTAGAGAGAAAGCTGAAGTTGTAGAAGTTCCTAATAGGTATGTACCTAAAGGTGAACAATTTTATACAATTCCTGTTACCCTACTTGAAAAGGTTAAATTATAAGAAAGGAGTAATGAATGACGGAAGATACTTTATTTAGAGATATGACTGAAGATGAATTAAAAATTACTATTGATGATATGTCTTCTCAACTTCGAGAAGCTAAAGAAGTATATCGTGAAAAGAGACTAGGAGGTGTACGACTCGCTCTTGAAGCTCGTAAGAGTGCTGATGAAGAGCTTTCAGAAGAACTCCGTAAGATTGGAGTATCTTACAGATCGAGGTATGCAAACGATATGATTAATCCATTAGGGTTGACATACCGTTTTTAGTGTGTTACTATAGTTCAAGTTCAATCAAGTGAAAGGAAGATAAATGATGGTTAATATAGCTAAAGAAACTGCCGTTATTACAGGCAAAGCTTTTTGGACTAAGCTTAATCGTAAGGATGAGCTATCTCAAAAGTATCAAATGGACATTTGTGAACTATCAGAAGACAATAAAGATATGTTAATTTCTCATGGTGTTCACATTAAGAATAAAGAAGATGACCGTGGAGACTTTGTGAGTCCAAAGTCAAAGTATATTGTACCTATTATGGATACGAGTAAGAATCCTGTTGATCCAGAAACTCTTATTGGTAATGGGAGTGACGTAAAAGTTAAGGTTATCTTCAATAAGACACATGGATTTATTGATCAAAGCGGAACGTCCATGTACCTTAACAAGGTTCAACTTATTAATCTAGTTGAATACAAGACAGATACAGACTTTGATGACATTGATGAGTTAGCTTAGTAAGATGAGTACTAGGGCTTGTGATGAGAAACTATGTTCTCGTATGATCAAGACGTATAGTGGGCGAGGGAAGGGGCTACTATGCACATTTCACAATTAATTCCAGACATATATGATCGTATTACATCCAACAAGAAGGTGTCCAAAGATAACTTGGATGCCTTCTTAGAGGGAATTCGTAGTGCTGTCATTAAACAGATGGAAGAAAAGAGAGGAGATAGTGGTGAAAAATCTTTACGAATGTCTTCAATTGGTAAACCAGACCGTAAAATCTGGATGGAAATTAATGGTCCTAAAATTGAAAAGAGTTATACAGGGCCAACCTTAATAAAGTTTCTATATGGTTCCATAATTGAAGAACTTGTAATCTTCTTGGCTAAAGAATCAGGACACGAAGTAGATAATTTACAAAAGAAAATAAAAGTTAATAGTATAGTCGGTCATATAGATTGTACTATTGATGATGAAATTGTGGATATTAAATCTGCAAGTGACTTTGCTTTTCGTAAATTTAAATCAGGATCTATAGAATCTGATGATCCTTTTGGATACATAGGACAAATAAGTGGCTATGTTGAAGGAGAAGGTAAAGATGTTGGTTATCTACTAGCTTTAAATAAAGTTACTGGAGATATGTGCTTACTAGAAATAGATGAGTTCACATTAATTAATGCTGGGGAACGTATCAAAAAACTAAAGAAGATTATTAGTAGTGATATAGTCCCTGACTTTTGTTATGAATCTGTACCAGATGGTAAATCTGGAAACATGAAACTTAGTAGAGACTGTGGATATTGTTCTTATAAATGGACATGTTTTCCAAATATGAGAGTATTTAGATACAGTGACAGTGTAAAATACTTAACAGAAGTAACTAAGGAACCACAAGTTAATGAGATAACACATGAGGTAAAACAGAGAAATGGGATTTTTACGACATGAACCATGTCCTAAATGTGGTAGTAAGAATAATGTAGGAGTATACAAAGACGGTCATAAGAATTGCTTTACACCTGATTGTAAGTATTATGTTCCACCAATACATGAGGAGTATTATATGCAACCTTCTGTCTCAAGTACTAAAGTGAGCACAGGAACTATCGGACCTATTCCAGATAGGAAAATTGAAGAGAGTACATGCAGACGATATGGAACCATGCTTAATGGTTCTAAACATTATTATCCATATTATAATAAAGAAGGAGAACACGTAGCTAACAAGGTAAGGAATATTGAGAACAAGACATTCTTTTCCGAAGGAGACATAAAGAGTGCTGGCCTTTTTGGACAAAATATCTTTCCAGAAGGTGGTAAGTTTGTTACCCTATGTGAAGGCGAAGTAGATGCCATGTCTGCCTATCAGATACTGGGGAGTAAGTGGCCTGTAGTTTCAATCCGTAACGGTGCACCTTCAGCACTGAAGGATGTATCAGACAACTACGATTTCCTAACATCGTTTGATACTGTTGTTATCTGTTTTGATAATGATGATGTTGGAAAGAAGGCAGCTACTAGAGTAGCAGAGATGTTATCACCCAAAGCAAAGGTGATGAACCTCAAATACAAAGACGCTAATGATTATCTACTCAATAATAAGAATAAGTCATTTGTTCAAGATTGGTGGGATGCTAAAAGCTATACTCCTGAAGGCATCATATCCGGTCAAGAGATGTGGGATACGATTGTTGAGGGAGCTACAGAAGCTGCTATCAACTACCCCTTCCAGGGTCTACAAGATCTAACATATGGTATACGTATGGGAGAACTTGTCACCATCACAGCAGGTTCTGGACTAGGTAAGTCACAGTTCATTAGAGAATTAATTTATCATATCTTTAAGAATACTAAAGATAATATTGGTATGATGTTCATGGAAGAATCTGTTAAAAGAAGTGGGCTTGCCTTCATGAGCCTTGAAGCTAATAAATGTTTACACTTACCTTCAGAATTTAGTTCTGTAAAGAGTGAAGACTTAAAGACATACTTCGATGACACGTTAGGAACAGGAAGGTTATTCTTTTATGACCATTTCGGTTCAAATTCTATTGACTCTATCTTAAATCGTATAAGATACTTCTCAAAAGCTCTAAATTGTAAATATGTGGTACTAGATCATATAAGCATCATAGTTTCTGACCAGTCTAACTCTGATGAAAGACGTGCATTAGACGAAATTATGACTAAGATGAGAACTATTGTTCAAGAGCTTGATATTGGGTTGTTGATCGTATCTCATCTTCGTAGACCAATTTCTACAGGTCATGAAGAGGGTGCTGTTACCTCACTCTCTCAACTTAGAGGGTCTGCCAGCATAGGTCAGCTATCAGACATAGTGATTGGACTAGAAAGAAACGGTCAGCATGAGGATGAGATAGAGAGACACACGACAACGGTACGAGTTATCAAGAACAGGTTTTCTGGCTTGACAGGACCAGCATGTAAGGTATTCTACGGTAGAGAGACAGGCCGTCTAACTGAAGTTCATGAAGAATTTGAAGAGCTTGAATAATGCATTGGAAGTATAAACGAAAGCCCTTTGCTCCTGATCTTGATCATAAATTTGGTTTTGTGTACATTATAACCAATAAGAAAACAAAGAAAGCATATGTAGGATGTAAGCAATATCTTATTGGAACTAAAAAACGTAAGAAATCTTCCGGCTGGGAGACATACACAGGCTCTTCATCTAGACTTAATGAAGACATAAAAAAGATTGGTAAAAAATATTTTAAATTTGATATCATTGGAGAATATGAAAATAAAAGGAGCTTAAGATATTATGAATGTTTTTATCAAATGAAATTTGGTGTATTGATAAGCATTATTGAAGGTTCAGATGAACCAGCTTTCTACAACAATTATGTAGGTGGAAAGTTTTATAGACCAGTTCAGAAAAGCTGCCATGTTGACTGATGTATCTGTAGATTCCCTGTATGAGCTTACTGAAA